CTGAAGCAGGTTGGCGTGTGGATCCTTGGAGTGCAGCGCGAGGTCAATGAAGTCGAGCACACGCTCTCTCAAATGGCAGTGCCGAAGAAACTGAAACCGCAGCCGGAAGAAGTGATGCAGCTTCGCCGCGGGCAGTTCTTCGTCTGTTTCGAGGACGTCCTTCGCAGGGTGTACGTGCTTCCACGCTGGATGCCGGCAGATGTCGGATTCAAGATCGCAATGGTTATGCCGGCACAGGCGGGAGAGCTCATGGTCAAAAATGCGATCGCAAAATTTCAGCCGGCGAGGATCCGGCGCCAGGAGGAAGAGAACGTGGACTATAAGGCAGCCTACGAACAATCGCAGGAGAACATTCAAAGATTGGAGACGCGGATCGCCGAGCTCGAGGACCGCGGCAAGCCGTCTGTACTTGCCCCGACTCTCGCTGCTGCTCCCGCATCCACGAACGGAGATGACGTTGCTGCGATGTCTCTATCCATTCGCAAGCCGGTGATCGATGTCACCGTTCACAAGTACTTGATCGAAGCGAGCGACGAAAATACAAACGGCCGCCTCGCTCTTCTGATATCAGAGGGCTTTTTTGATCAGGCTCGCCGAATTCAGGATTTGTATCCGGAGTTCCGCGCGCGCGGATGGATGAAGCAAACCGGTGCGCCGAGCCCGCTGAACCTGCCTCTCGCAAAACTGACGGAGATGGGATTTCTGCGCATGGTCGGAACGAACACGTATCAGTCCGTGCCGGGAATGAAAGTCAACGTCAAGGAAGTGACGGCCGTCGCATGAACGATCGAGATCGAGTGATCGAATCCATGATCGCGGTGCACCTGGTCTCGCGCGAGCTCGCCGAGCAATGGGCCGCCAAGATGGATGACAAAGAGATCGGGCGGCGGATCGCAATGTATGCGCGCATCGAGGACGAACGCGCGGGAAAGGAGTTGAGTGCCGTGGGCGCAAAAACCAGAGCGGATCTGATTTCTACCCGGTTTTTGGATCCGCGACAGCGACGGCACGCTTCGCGGCACTCAACCCCGTTTCCGAGTTCCCGACCGAACAACGAAGCGGGCGAGAGTCTGCCAGAGCTGGAAGCAAAAAACCGGGTCCGAGTGCGGATCGCGCGTTAGCGCGGTCCGCTGGATTCACCGCGCTGGCGGCGTGTGTGTGTTCATCGCCGCCAACGCTTGAAGTGTGTCTGGACGTATTGCGATGAAGAAACGGCGGCTGAATACCGAGAACGACCTCCGGCGCGTGCGCCTGCTCGTGCCAGAGCTGGAAGAAAAAACCGGGGAAAGCCGGCACGAAGAGTGTGCCGGCGGAAAGGGTTTTGATTTCTTTACTAGATACCAGTGAATAAGTCGACAGATTCATACGCCCTCAACGACTTACGGCCGGGTTTCTCTCCGGAGGCAACTCCGGAATTCCTGTCGGACGATTTTCGGCTTCTCGATCGCTACGAATTGCAGGCTGCTTTGGTGGAAACGCTGAAAAAAACCGAGAACCACACGCACCTGGTGCCAAGGGTGGCGCGATGCCATCACAGTTTTCGGCACTGGCGCTGTGACAATAATCACGACTGGGCTGAGGCTGAAAATTCCTGCTCGGTGCGGATCTGCCCTCACGACTCGCGCCGACGATCGCTGATTCTGGCTGGACGGATGGAAAAGTTTCTCGTCGGAAAGACCGGGCTGCGGTACGCCGTTCTCGCCGAGCGAAACTCGGTGGACCTGCGCGACGGGATTATTTCGCTGTGGGCTGCGTGGACTCGATTGCGCCGATCGGTGCGCTGGAAGCGGCATGTGAAGGGCTGCATTGTCGCGATGGAGGTCACGCGCAATCGCGAAGACGGCACCTGGCATCCCCACCTGAACGTGCTGATGGAAGGCGATTATTTTCCCTTCGAAGAGCTGAACCACGCGTGGATCGAAGCGACGGAGCATCGTGGGCAGACGTCGTACATTCGCGCCGCGGATGCCGGCACGGTTCGCGAGTTGATCAAGTACGTGACGAAGATCGCGGATCTTCTCGACGACGCCGCTGCGCTGGATGAATTTTTGACGGCCGTCGAACGGCGGCGCCTGGTGCGCACCTATGGCACCTTCTACGGCCTGCCGGTCGAAGACGAGGCCAATCCTGAAGCATGCTGTCCGGACTGCCAGTCGACGTCGACGGTGCGGCTCGGTCCCGTTGCTTCGCACCAGATAAGTCTTGATTTGAAAGGAGTTTTGCGCATTTCGCGCGACTCGCAGGCGGTCGATGATGATCTGAAAGAAGCTGTTCAGTTTCCTCCATCGATTCCGCCTGCGCCCGGATTCAGACCGGCGTCGAGCCTGGCTCGGCACTGGGATCTGTTGCAGCAGAAGTTTGCGGCATCTAGCCGCCCACAAGGAGAGCAATGGCTACAGCACCAACAACCATGAAGCCCCGACGCCAGATGGAAGAAGTCAAAGCGCCGGAACAATTTCAATTTTCCAAACAGGGGCAGGAGATCGGTGGAGTGTTGATCGACATCGACCAGGTCACGGTGAAGGACAAGCCGACGATGCAATACACCGTGCACACGGAGAACGGAGCACGCTTCACGTTTCTCGGGACGAATGATCTCGATAAGAAAATTCAGCCGGCGCACATCGGGCACTGGTTGGATATTCGCTACGAGCGCGACGATGCTTCCTTCCAGAAACCGGGACAGAGTGCGATGAAGATTTTCAAAGTCCTGGTGAGCAAGGAAAAAGAGCCCGGGTTTTAAAGCCCTTCGCAACTTCGAGGAGAGCGACGCGATCGCTCTCCTCGAAGAATTCAATTTTACGACGGTGCCAAATGTCTAACGATTCGCAAATTGCCCAAGTGCTTCGATCGCTGGTGAATGATCGGATGGTCACATCAGGACTCAAGCTCTTCCGCGCGTTCTGCGCTTGTGGTCGGCAAGGTGACTTTCTCTGCGACTGGAAAGTTCCAGAGCACAGAACAGGCACGTGTGATAGGCCGGTCTGCTCGCAGCACGTGAAGCAGGTCGGTCCGCCGTCTAACCCTAAATACCTTTGCCAGGATCATCAGCGTTCGTACGACGGCTGGAAGGCGCGCCGCAGAAGCGTCGATGAACAGCGGAATTTATTCGGGGACGCTGTATGAAGGAGATTACTCATTGCAAATTCTGCGGCACTAATTTCGCCGAGGCGATCGAGGCACATTTGCTCCTCGTGAACTGCCCCGAACACAACTCCCCCATCTGTCCGAAATGTTTTGCTTGTCAGGAAGCAGGGCCGATTCTGGCCCTCACGGAAAACCGCTGGCTGCGGCAAGGAGAATAAAAGCGAATGACCAAACTGGAATGGATCGCCGTCGTTGTTGTGTGGACTCTTCCCTTCTGGCTGTACCTGATCAAACGAGTTCGCGATCGAGCGCAGCTGCGCGTACCGATGACGCCTCATGAACTGATCTCTTCCCTTCGCGACTGTGGGGAGCAATCGCTCAGCGTGACCCTGTGCTACCTGGCTGATCGCGTCGATCTGGCTCGGCTTGCGGGAGGAAGCCGGCTCTGCGATGCCAGTGATTTTCGGGTGTGGCTTCTCGAATTAGCCGAGGCCGCGCGGATCCGCGACAATTTTGTGGATAGCACGAAGGTCCCGAACCTGCCAGGAAACGGGACATGTCCGAAGGTCACTGCCGCCGTCACACAAAGAGCGCCTCAGTCGCGCAATTGGAACGCTTGCCCGGACTGCGGACACGTTCACGTCGAGGATGCCGAGTGCGGCTTCCCGACTGGCGGAGGAAGAGTTTGCCGGTGCGAAAGGGCGGTGCCGGCATGACGCCAAGCGCTCTTCAGATCAGTTTTGGTGTTTTCTTATTTCTGGTCGCGATCGTGTGTTTGGCAATCGTTCTGCGCGATCGCGTCTATCGTCGCGGATATAAATGTGGCTATGAGCAGGGCCGAAAGGATGCTGACAGCTGGTGGATCCGATCGGAAGAGCAGGCGGATGAGGTTCGCCAGAAGATTTGGAGAGGTGAGCTGTCATGAGCTACCGCCTCTGGAATCGCACGCCTGTTGCCAGCTCGCTTTCGCAGATGAGGATCTGACTCAAACCGGGCTTTCCGCTCACTAAGATGCCGCCCTGCTCGCAAGAACTAAACGAACGTCCGCTGCACCTCGGTAACTTTGTCTTCCCTCCCGTTTGGCCCTAGAGTGAAACCCGACCGCCCTGGTCTTAGGCACTCCCGCGCCATGCGGTGATCCCTTTTACCCCTGCTATCCGTGTATTCATGCGAATTGCTTTCTTAGGCCACAATCAGCCGACCGATGGAACCGTCCGCCCGTCAGGCGGTTACCTGTCGAAAGAAGATGCCGATCGGCTCGTGCAGGAGATGCGCGTCGAAAAGATCTCTAACAAAGTGATTCGCGCATTTTCCCCAAACTCAGTGTTCCCTGCCCTGAACCCTGCCCTGAATCCCGCGTCATCCTCCTCCTCAGTTCGTTGCATCCCCACCTTGCTTGCGTCGATCGAAATTGGCGGCGTCAAATTTGTCCATCCGACATCTCAGGCTGCACGAAGTCTGGCCGTGCGTCATCGGCTCGCATTGAAGGCCTTCCTGTCATCGAGACAGGTGTCTTCCGGCGCGATGAGGATTTCTGCATGAACGGGAAACTTTATTTTCGACTTTCGGCGGGGAGTCAAAGCACTCAGCGGCAGAATGAAACGCCGGTCGGAGTTCTTCGAAACTCCACAGCAGCGCTCCCCGCCGACGCGATACAGTTGCGCACGGCATGAAGGAATCTGCGGTCTTCCTGGTGAACATCACCAAATCCGGACGCCATATCGCTTTGATCTCTACGATCGAGCGCCAGTTCGTCGAAGATCTGGAAGCAGCATTTACTGGAACCCGCTACGAGCTGGATGTGACCGCCACGCCGTCGACGGCGGTGAAGAAAAAGAACGGCACCAGCCTCTAAACCTGCCCGATGAAACCATCCCACGAACCCGAGCTCTCTGAATTCCAGTACTACCGTCAGACCCATCCTGCGCGCAAGCGCGACTATATGCATCCGTCTGTGGACGAGATGGCGCACGACCTGAATGTTGCGCACGACTTCATCAAGAAGCTCGTTACCGAGAAAGACCAACTGCGCAATCGCGTCGAGTTTGTCACCAGTCGTCTTGGTTGGCGCAACATCTGGACGCGGATCTTGGTCGCGGCCGTTGTCGCACAGTGGGCCGTGATCGTCATTCTGTTTAAGGCGTACTTGGCAGTGCCGAAATGACATGCCTCACCGCGCACCGATTGCAAAGCCAGCACGCGCTCAGTCAGCAGCTCGCGATCGCGAGCGCCAGCGGCGTGCCGGTGGACTCCGGCGACTCTACGATTCGGCAGAGTGGCGCAAGCGAACCCGACCGGCCGTGCTCTTGCGAGATCCGATGTGCAAGATCGCCATTCTCTGTGGTGGCAACGCGCCCAGCACCGACGCCGACCACGTCATCCCGGCAGCAGTCTACGTCGCACAGCACAACAACGACTGGCGGCGATTCTATGACCTCAGCAACTTACAGGGAGCTTGCAAGGCTGATCACACCGCGAAGACGTCCCGCGGGGGGTAGGGGGCCTCGGTTTCGCCAGGGCGACGTGCCGGCGACCGGTTTACAGGTTCACACACACGGCCGCAGCAAAAGATTTTTCCCTAAATTATGGGCGGAAAAGGTTCGGGCGGCTCAAACCGCAAGCCGACAGCACTGAAGAAGTTCCTGGGCAACCCAGGCAAGCGGAAGCTCAACGAGAAAGAACCGGATCCGCCGAAGGGCGTACCGGAGATGCCTCGGTTTCTCAATCGTGAAGGCCGCGCCGAGTGGAAGCGCATCATCCCGATCCTCTGTGACATGGGAGTGCTGACGGTCGCCGACGGCAAAGCGCTGGCGGCCTATTGTTCAGCGTATGCGCAGCTCGCGAAGGCCGAAGCGGCGATCGACAAATACGGTCTTCTCTGCGTCAGGCTCGAAGAGGCCACCGGAGTGGCCGAGTTGAAGGTCAACCCCGCGGTGCGAATCAAGTCTGACGCTCTGCGGCAAATGAAATCGTTCCTCATCGAGTTTGGTCTGACACCGGCCTCGCGCTCCAAGCTGAAAATCAATGCCAACCATGACGCGCCCGACGCGCTCGACAGCCTCTTCGATGCGCCGACAAAGTCCGCCAGCAAACCAAACTGAACGGCTAGCGGTAAGCCGTGAAGTTCCCGCGTGGGAGCTCTACGTTTCCGGAGTTCTCTCCGGCGAGATCCCGGCGAACGACCTGATTCGGCGCGCTTGTCAGCGTCATCTTGATGATCTGCAGCACGGCGCGGAGCGGGGCATCTATTTCGACGAGGCCGCGGCTGCACGCTCAAATCTGTTTTTCAAAGTTTTGCAGCACTCGAAGGGCGAGTGGGCCGGACAGCCCTTTGACTTAGAGCTCTGGCAGTCGTTCATCGACGCGATGCTGTTCGGATGGAAGCGTGCCGACGGCACCAGGCGCTTTCGTGAGGCTTACATTGCCGTCCCGCGAAAGAACGGCAAGACGACGCTGCTCTCTGGCGAAGGTTTGAAGCTGCTCGCGGCCGATGGTGAAGCCGGCGCCGAGGTCTACACGTTTGCCTCGACGAAAGACCAGGCGAAGCTGATCTTCGACGAGGCCGTCCAGATGCGCAATGCATCGCCGCGGCTAACGAAGCGCGTCGGCTTGGTCAAAAACAATCTTCACATTCTCGCCACGAATTCACGATTCATGCCGCTGTCGGCCGACGACGAGACTCACCACGGTCTCAACGCGTCGGCGGGCCTGGCTGACGAACTGCACGTTCACCCGTCGCGCGATCTCTGGGACGTCATAGCGACGTCGCAGGCCGCGCGGCGCCAGCCCCTCATGCTGGGCATCACCACGCATGGTTGGGACCGGCAGTCGTTCTGCTACGCGCAGTACGAATACGCGCGCAAGGTGCTCGAGGGAGTGTTGCAGGATGACCGCTTCTTCGCCTTCGTCGCCATGCTCGACGATGGCGCCGACTGGGAGAATGAGACTGAATGGGCGAAGTGCAATCCTAATTTTGGAAAGTCGGTGAAAATCGATTATCTGCGCGAGCAGGCCCAGCGCGCCAAGAACGACCCCGCTGCTCTCAACGCTTTTCTGCGACTTCACCTCAACGTCTGGACTCAGCAAGATGAGCGGGTCATTCTGCCGCACCAGTGGGCTGCGTGTGCTGGCACAACGGACGATCCCGTCATCACCCGGGACAAATGGCTGCAGGAACTGAAGGGCAAGACCTGCTTCGCCGCGCTCGATCTCTCCTCGAAGCTCGATCTCTCCGCTGACGTGTTCCTTTTCCCGAAGCAGGAGGGCCTGGCGAAAGCGCGAGTGCTGCCGTTTTTCTTCGTTCCGGAACAGGCCATTGTCGAACGCTCTAAGCGCGACCGCGTGCCCTATGACGTCTGGGCTCGTCTGGGATTTCTGATTCCCACTTCCGGCAACGTCGTCGACTACGACTTCATCCGCGAGCTGCATCGCAAGATGGCCAAGGAATTTCGCATCAAGGAAACGGCGTTCGATCCGTGGAACGCGACCCAGCTATCGACTCAGCTCATGGCTGACGGCATGTCGCTCATCGAGCACCAGCAGGGCTTTCGCTCGATGTCCGATCCGACCAAGGAATTTCTGAAGATGATCGCCGCTCAGGAGTTCGAGCACGGGAACAACCCCGTGCTGAGTTGGATGGCTGACAACCTGGTTGTGTCGCAGGATCCCGCGGGCAACGTGAAGCCCGACAAATCAAAGGCTCGCGAACGCATTGACGGCATCGTCGCCTTCATCATGTGCGTTAGCCGCGCCAATGCGAGCCCGGTCACTACTCGGCCGAAAGTCCACATCGTATGAGTGCTCAACCCATTCCGATCGCAAAGCAGGAACAGATCGCGAAGAAACAACGCGCCGACTTTCGCAGCGATGCGCTCTACGTTGCCGGCGCCGTCCTGGTGACGGCCGGCGTGGCGCTGATCCGTGTCCGCCTTGGTTTGATCGTCGGCGGTTGTTTCTGTCTGCTGTTACCTCTGCTTGAAATTGTGGGCAGTTTTATCAAAGGTCTGCGGCGGCCGGCGCTGGCGAGGAAGTTCTAGACCATGGGTCTGATCTCCGAATTCCGCACCTCGCTCGAAAATCCGCAGACGCCGCTCTCGTTCCCTGCCGAGTGGCTGCTCGATATTTTCAACGGCGGCCGTACTGACTCCGGGATCCGCGTCTCGGAGATGACGGCTCTCCAGGTCTCGACCGTTTGGGCGTGCTGCGAAATCAAAGGCGGCGCGATCGGCGCTCTCGATCTCAAGATATTCGAAAAAATAATGAAAAACGACCGGCTCACCCGGCGGATTGCGCACGATCACCCCTACTGGGATCTGCTCGAGCACCAGCCCAACCCGGAAATGTCGGCCTTCACTCTGCGCAAAACCGTGCAGGTGCACCGCATGCTGTGGGGCAACGGATACATCGAGCTGCAGCGGGACAGAAGCGGCGCCATCATTGCACTTTGGCCGCGAAATCCGGCGCGCATTCGTCCTCACCGCGTGATCAAGCCGGTGCCGGTCAGCACTTCCGATGGAATCTCTCTGACCGCGCGGCCAGGGCAAATGGTCTACGTCACGACCGAGGGCATGGAGACCGAAAGCATGGATCCGGAGAGCCCGACGCCGGATGCGCAAGGACCGCATGGCGATCGTTACATCATGCCTGAGGACATTCTTCACATTCCTGGGCTCTCACTCGATGGCCGCATTGGGCAAGACGTCATACAGCTCGCTCGCAACGCTGTGGGGCTGGCGCTGGCCGCCGAGAAGTTCGGCGGGAAGTTCTTCGGCAATGGCGCTGTCGGCCGTGGCGTCTTCAAGATTCCCGGTGCGTTATCTCCCGAGGACATGCAGAACCTGCGAAAAGAAGTGCAGGAGGCCTGGGGCGGTGAAAACGTCAACCGGCCCATGGTGCTTGATGGCGGGATGGAATACGTCCCGACGTCGGCGTTGCCCGATGAGGCCCAGTTTCTCGAGACTCGCGAGCACCAGGTTATAGAAATCTGCCGCACCTTCACCACGCCACCGCACATGGTGGGCGTCACCGAAAAGGCCAGCCGCGCAAATACCGAACAGATCGGGCAGGAGTTCGTCACTTTCTCGCTGGCTCCGGACCTTCGCGCCTGGGAGCAGGAAGTAAAGCGCAAGATGCTGCCATCGCCTGAGCGTGGCCGCAATGCCGCGAAACGGTTCGGCGTGTTTTTCGATACGTGGCCGCTGGTTACGCCCTCAGCCAACGATCTGCGGGCCTTCGTGCAGGCGATGGTGCAGTGGGGCGTCTGGGAGCCCAATGACGCGCGCGAGCGCATGCACATGAACCCCCTCGACACCCCGGCCGCCGATTCCACCTGGATGCAAATCAATATGGCGCCCGTCGCTCAGCTCTTTGAAACCCCGGCATTGCCTGGGGCTGGCGGTGATGACCAGGGTGATAACGAGGACGCGAAGCCTGGCGCGACAAAAGACAAGGCCGGCCGCGCTCGCCGTGGCGATCGCATCCTGATTACGCGCGTTTCGCGTGCCTATTCCCGCCTGTTTCGCGACGCTTTCGGCCGCATGTGCCGGCGATCGCAGGCGGATGAAGCGACTTTCCGGCAAGTTTTTATGCCGGTTCTGGTGAGCATTGGCGAGGAGCTCGAGCAGTATGCCGCGCAGATTCTGGACACGGCTGTAAATTCCGATGGGATCGAGAGCTCTCGCTTCCTCGCCGGCTACCTGGGAACCATGTTTCACCGATTCGAAGGTGAAGAGTGGCCGTCAGCCAACGGCTCCGCTCAGGAGATTTGCGATCGCGAACTAAGCCGGGCGATCCGTGCGCTGGCGATCGAGGCTTACCGCAACGCGGCCACCGCCGCGGCAAAACTTGAAACCGAGGTGCAGTCATGATGGAACGCCGCTTTGTGAAAGGCGCGGAAGTTCGCGCTACCAAGTCCGGAGACAAGCCCGGCATCGCCGGCTACGGCGCCGTTTTCAACGAAGAATATGTGTTGTACGACGATAGCGCCTGGCGCTGTGTCGAGAAGATCTCGCCTGGCGCCTTTAGCCGAGTGCTGAAAGAAAACCAGGATACGCGCTGCCTGTTCAATCACTCGGCCGACAATCTGCTCGGCCGAACCACGAACAAAACGCTGCGCATGACTCAAGACGATCGCGGCCTGGCCTACGACAACGATCTGGATATGCGCACCACAGTCGCGCAAAACGTGCAGGCCTTCATTGACCGCGGCGATCTCACCGGATGCAGCTTCGCTTTTACCGTGAGCAAGCAGAGCTGGCGCGAAGATACCAGTGCCGATGGCAAGATGACGACCACCACGCGCGAGATCGAAGAAATCGGCGAATTGTTCGACGTCGGTCCGGTCACCTATCCCGCTTACGCTGGAACGAGCGTTTCGCCGCGCTCCGTTGCTCATCTCGCCGAAATGCGAAATCGCTTGCTCTCGATCGACGGCGTGCCCGCCGAAGTGCGATCGCGAATTGAAGCTTCGCGAAAAAAGAAAGACGACCCTGTCGAGTGCGACTGCCGTTGTGTCGCCTGCAAGCGAGACAAAGATTGCGAATGCTGCGTCGACCACATGGTTGACTGTGGCGACGAGAAGAACTGCCGCTGCATGGATAGCCGCTCGGCAGCTCCGGAACTCGATCGTTCGCGCGCCCAGGCAGAGGCCGAGGTTGATACCCGCCTGCGCCAGGCCGGGCTGAAAGTCAGCTGATTTCCCCACAAGTTCCGCTCTTTCCCGCGCGCCCGATGGGGCTCGGCGTGATAGCCGAAGCGCAGAAGAGGGCATACGCGCAACTGGCGGCCGGTGGCTGCGAGGCGGCGCGAATTCGATCAAGGTGAACAACTTATGAGTCTGCTCAAGATCCGAGAAATGAATGAACGGATCGCCAGAATGAACGAAGGCGATCTGCAGCCGCTGCGCGTGGCTCTCCGCGATGCCAAAACCGATGTTCAGGTGCGCGAAGCAAAAACCAAAATCGACAAAGCTCTCGATGACATCGACGCACTGGTCTCCGAGCGCGATGCCCTGCAGGCCGATCTGAACCGTGAATCGCGTCTCGCCCTGGTTGACCCCAGCGGCCGCCGCGAAGATCCCATCCGCGGCGCAGCCGGCGACAAGCGAACCTCTGTGGTGGCCTACAACCGCGCACTGAAGCGGTACGGAGTTTCCGTTGCCCGTGACGGCCGTGGCCAGCTCGTGGTGCGCAATCATGCGCTTGAGAACGTCTCGGCCGAAGTGCGGCAGGCGATTGAAGACATGGAAGAGCGCTACTGGATGGCCTTCCGCAATCATTCGATCGCGATCCTGAGTGGCGATGCCGGTCTTTGCCCGTCGGAAGATCGCGCCATCATCCTGGGACAGGTGGAAGAGTTCCGCCAGCTCGGCGCCGGCGACAGCAAGTTTACGCTGAGCGACCGCGAGCGCCGCGACATGGGGATCGGCACCAGCACCCTGGGCGGCTACTTCGTGCCCCGCGGCTTCGTCTACGAAGTCGAAGAGGCGATGAAGTGGTATGGCTCGATGCTGCAGTCGTCTGAAATCATGGACACTGCCACCGGCCAGCCGCTTCCCTACCCCACCGATAACGACACCACTGTGGTGGGCGAGATCGTGGGCGAAGGCAAGCAGGTCAGCGACGCCGACGTGACGATTGGACAGATCCTGTTCGGAGCCGAGAAGTTCTCCACCAAAATGGTGAAAGCCTCGCTCGAACTGCTGCAGGATTCCGCTTTCGCGCTCGCGCCGTACATCCGCAACAAGTTCGCTATTCGCCTGGGCCGCATCCTGAACACAAAGTTCACGGTGGGCAACGGCAACGGCGCCAACCCGGTCGAACCGACCGGACTGTTGACCGCCGCCATCGCGAATTGCGCTGCGGCACAGCTGGCCTCGGCCGGCGTCCTCTACGGGACTGCATTGCTGGCAGCTGGCAGCGCCAACAACACTGGCGGCGCCGAAACCGGCGGCACGTCGATCGGCTCGCAGGATCTCACCGATCTCGAGCACACGGTTGATCCGGCTTACCGGCCGGGCGCGTCCTACATGTTCCACGACCAGACCCTGCGCTTCGTGAAGCGGTTGCTCGACAAATACGGCCATCCGCTCTGGAAGCAGACCATGGTCGCTGGCGAGCCTGATCGCCTGAACAACTACCCGTACTGGATCAACAACGACATGCCCATAATCGCGCTCAATGCGAAGACGGTGCTCTTCGGCGACATGAAGAAGTACCTGATTCGCCGCGTGAAAGAGTTGGGTGTGATCACGCTCCAGGAGCGCTTCGCCGACTACGGCCAGGTGGCTTACATCGGTTTCGCGCGCTACGACGGAAACCTGCTTGACGCCGGCACTCACCCGGTCTGCTATCTGCAGCAGGCGGCCAGCTAGTAAGTCGCGAACATCCGGGGCCGCTGCGGAAAAACTGCTGCGGCGGCCCGGGTCATCGCGCCAAGTTCCGAAAATTTCGATTCCACGAGGAGAAAATCTCATGCACCCGATCTATTGTTTTGCATTCGCTTTCACCGCGGCTGCGGGCTTCAAGGGCGCGATCGCCGCGTTGCTTGCTCTTGCCGGCGCCGCGACGTTCGGCACGCTAATCACCGCGCCGCACGCCGCACCCGTTGTTCCTTCTACCTCGCCCGATAACGACACAATTCTCGGGCAGGGCGTCAACATCATCTCGCAGTACGAAGTCCTGACCGGAACGACCGATGTGATCCAGGGCGGCGGTGGCGGCCTCAGCGCTATCTCAGCTCTGTCAGGGGCGACGTTGCCTGTAGTCGGCACATCGTTCATTGAAACGGCCGGCGTCGACGCCACCACTTTGGCAACTCCGGTTGCTGGTGATCCAAGTCTGGGCGGGAATGACGGTCTCACAATCACGATCATCGACAACGGCGGCCATGCGCACACCGTAACCGCTGCCGCGAACAAGATCGTCGGGAACAAACATTTACTGACGTTCAACGGCACGCTGGGCAGCTTCGTCCAGCTGGTCGCCCGGAACGGGATCTGGATTCCGCTGGCACTTTCCGGCGTTACCGTCAGCTAGTTTCCCCGGACCGGTTGCCATTGATCGGGGCACTGGAAGCCGTTCACCCCTCTCGTCGCCGCCTCTCCGCGCGGCGTCGCTAACGGCAGCGGCTTCCAGTGAGTTTTCAAAACTCGGCACCCCGTGCGGCTGATCCCGCGCGGCAGAAAGAAGTTGTGTATGTACAAACTGATTCGAATCAAGTCGACACAGCAGGTCACCGAAATGGTGCCCGACGTCGCTCGCGCCATGATCTCCAGCGGCATGGCGGAAGAAGTAACAGCGCAGCCGGCAACTGAATCCATGACTGTCGCGCCTGCGGCCGAGCGAGCTGTCGCGCCAGCTCAGGCCGGCCCTGCGAGAAAGAGCCTGCTTTCGCGCCGCATCCGATAGCTGACCACCAATGGCTTACATCGTTGAAGAGATCGCGCCGCTGGTTGAGCCACTGGGGCTCTCCGACGTCAAGAATTATCTGAAGGTGCCGCTGACCGTCACGCAAGACGACAGCTTCATCGAGGAGTGCATTCAGGCTGCGCGCGAAGAAGTTGAAGGTTTCACCGGCCGCTCGATCGTCAATAAGGGCTATCGCCAGTCGCTCGATTCTTTTCCCTATTTCGTCGACAGCGTCATGTCGCAGATGGCCTACCCGCCCTCGTACTACTCGGCGCCGCGGTACTCGACCACGTTGTGGAACTACTCGCAGATGATCAAGCTGCTGCGCTCGCCGCTGCAATCGGTGGCCAGCATCAGCTATTCCAACAGTGACACCGGCACGATCCAGTACCTCTATCCAGCGCTGTTCAACTGGCTCCGTCTTCACGAATATTCCATCGGTGCGGCCATCGAAGACGCGAACGGCAACATGCAGGTCGTGACGGCCGTTACCGAGAGCGACGAAGACTCGACTTCAATGTCAGGTCCGAACACGCCGGCCTGGTCCGTCATTGTTGCAGGAACAACGGTCGACGGAGCCATCACCTGGACGTGCCAGGGCGCGCCGCCCGATACCGGGGATTTCGTCTATGACGCCGACAGCTGTCCTCCGCGTATCTTTCCGTTGCCTGGGCAGACCTGGCCACCGGTGCTCTATGTGCCCAACGCGGTGCAGATCCATTTCACCGCTGGTTATGGGAATGACGGCAAAGCGGCGCCGGCAGCGTTGCGCCAGGCCATGCGGCTGCTGATCTCTGACAGCTATTACAACCGCGACGTCTCGATTCCAGGTTCGATCTCGCAGAATCCCACGCTGCAGCGCCTGCTCTGGCGCTGGCGTGTCACCCAACTTTCCCCGACGAGGGGCTAAACCGTTTTCAGAGGAGAACATCTCACCCATGAAAAAGTCTTCGCACTCTCTCTTACAGAAAGCCGTCTCCATTGCGCTGCTGGTGGTTTTCAGCAGCATCGCGGCCTTCGCCACGCCAACTGCACTCAGCACGCAGGTACTCCTGCAAAACAATGCGCAGATCACAGCGGGTACTCTGGCGCTCACGTTTACCGCCTGCGACAACACCAACGGCAACAGCTTTCTCGCCACCGGCCGCGAGATCATCATCGCGCAGAATACCGACTCGAGCCCTCACGCTTTCACCATCACGCCGGTCGCGGATCCTTACGGCGGCACGAACACTACGCTGACGGCCTACTCGCTGGCCGCTACCGGATCTGCTGGATCGACCAGCGCGATTCAAATGAAGTACCTGATCGGATGGTCCTCGGGCGGAGTTATCAGCATGACGTGCACTTCGGCTCTGATCAAGTTCGCGATCATCCAATCCAACTAGCGTGACGCTGCCTCGTCTCAGCTCGCGAGCGCCCGGCGCTGGGGAGTACACCAGCCCGGGCGCCATGAACCGGCGCATCACGTTCAACACTCCGGCGAACCCGACCGCCGGTGTCCTGGCGAGTGCCTTCGTCGATTCGTGGGCGGCGATCCGCGCGCTCTCGGGCCAGGAGATGGACAAGGCGCAGCAGATCGCGCAGAAGGTCTCGCACCTGGTGACTGTGCCCTATCAGCCGGGTATTCAAGAGAGCATGACGATCGGACTCAACGAAGGCGGCACCACGCGGATTTTTCAGATCGAAGACGTCGAGGATCCCGACGAGCGACACGTCGAGCTGCGCATCATGTGCTTCGAAATCAATCAAAACGCCGGCAGCGCGAGCTGAGCGCCGCGGGGCGGTGAAAAAGGAAAACGCTATGAGAATGCGATCGCATCGTTACTTTCTTCCGTTTGGGCTTCTGATTTTTCTCGCGCTCTGCCTTGTGCCGGCGGATGCGCAGGTCACACAGATTACGCCAGTCGGCAGCTGGATCCTCAATTCCAGCTCCACGGCAACGCCGGCATTTAAGACAGCCGGTCTGCAGTACTATCTGCTCGAATTCGTTCCCACGGGCACGGTGAGCGGCTGCACTCTCACCGTAGATGGTGCGGCTACCGCGGGCGCCTCGTTCTCGACGGGCAGCCTTGTATCTTCCCAGACCTGCACCGCAGCCGGCTCGTTCATGACAACGTCGGCGACGCAGAGTGGGTTGGGCCAGGTCACTCCCACCATCACCGGATCGGGATCCGTGACAGTTGTGCTCTATGGTTACATCAACAATCCCGCATCGAGCTCAGGGACGAGCTCCATCACCAGCCCCGTCGATGGCTCTGGCTATGTGAATATCGATTGCAAAACGGGCTGCGCTGGCGGCAATGCCAACGGTCAGGCGCTCATGGCAGCTTCTGCCCCAGTCGTGATCGCGTCGAACCAGTCGACTCTGCCTGGCAACGTCGCTCAGGTGAACGGATCGACCGTGAGCACCGCAGGCACGGGCGTGCAGAAAATTGGCGTCGTCGGCAACGCCGGCGGGGCGATCGACGGCGCCACCGGTTCTACTGTTCCGGCGAATGCCGTGCAGGTCGCGGGAAAGAATGGGTCGGGAAATCTGCAGGCTGTCTCGACCGATTCGAGCGGCAACGTCGGCGTGAATATTCAAAACACGACGGCGACGTCGGGCGCAACCAACATCACTACCTCGCAGTGCGCGGTGGTTTCCGTCGGCGGCTCTAGCCAGGTGGCCTTCAACGTCACCGGAACCTGGACGGGAAC